TTCTCTCAATTTGATAATCTACCTAGTGATATACAACATGTATTAGCCAATATGTGTTTTCAATTAGGTAGACCAAGGCTATCCAAATTTAAAAATATGATTGCCGCTGTAGAAGATTTGGATTGGCATAAGATGGCAGATGAAATGGAAGATAGTAATTGGTTTAAACAAACACCTAATAGAGCCAAGCGTCTAATAGCAATCGTTGATAGACAGCAATACAGAGAGAACCCACCAGTATGAGTAGACAATTAACTGAAAGACAACAAAAGTTTCTTGATGTGCTATTTGATGGTGCAGGTGGTGATGTAGCACAAGCTAAAATATTAGCAGGATACTCTGAAACATCTAGCACCTCTGATATAGTTAAATCTCTTAAAGAAGAGATTATGGATGCTACACAAATATACATGAGTAGAAACGCACCTAAAGCTGCTGTGGCTATGGTAAGCGGTGTAGATGACCCTACCCAGCTTGGCATACGAGACAAGCTCTCAGCGAGCAAAGAACTGCTAGACAGAGTAGGTTTAATTAAAACCGAAAAGGTACAAGTAGAAGCGTCTGGTGGTGTTATGCTTTTGCCACCAAAAAATAAAGGAGAATAAAGTACAACCTAATTATCAAATACACAATCTAAAATATATTAAGGATGAATTTACTGGTTTTATAAATGATTGTGAGAGTGCAAAAGAAAGAATAAATTTTATTTTCCCAAACGACTCAACAACAGGAGCTTATGATGTATATAATATATTTTCTTTAACATCTGGTTCATTAAGGTTTTATAGATTATATAAAGATATACAAAAAATAATACGAGAATATTTAAAAACAGACGAACCTTTATGGCTACAAAGTTGGTTAAATTATCATAATATAGATGAAGTATTAGACTGGCATACACATGTTGGAAATTCTGCACATGGTTATGTGTCTATTAATCCAATGAAAACAAAAACTATTTTTGAAAAATATGAAGTGGTCAATGAAGTAGGAAAACTTTATATTGGTGAACCCTACGTGAGACATAAAGTAGAAGTTTTAGAAAACTTTAATAGACCAAGGATTACTATTGCGTTTGATGTTCTTACACAATATGATTTAAATAAAACAATAAAAGAAGTAGGAAATAAAATTAATCTTTCGCATATACCTATATAAAAGGAATTAGAATATAATATGGATAGAAGTTTAGGTAAATGGAAGTTACCACAGCCTACCGATGTAAAAGATGAAGAAGGAAAAGAATGGTCTAAGATACCACGTATATCACGTATAATACCATTCGGATATGAAAAAGATATAGAAGACCCTGACGTACTTAATCCAATACCTTTAGAACTTGAAGCTATTGAAATGGCTAGAAAATATGTAAAGCAGTATTCCTTTCGTCAAGTTGCGAATTGGCTTACTCAAAAAACAGGTAGAGAAATATCTCACGTAGGATTAAGAAAAAGGTTAATGCATGAGCAACAACGTAAGAACCAAGCTAGAACTCTTAGAAAATGGTCTGAGTACGCCCAGAAAGCAATCGAGAAAGCGAAAGCCATCGAAGAAGAAAGACTCGGTTCAAAAATCTAAAGTAGTGGATGTGGAACGTGTAGATGATGAAGAATCTCTTAACGTAGTATTTAAGCCTAACACAGGACCACAAACGCAGTTTCTTGCTGCAAGTGAACGAGAAGTATTATATGGAGGTAGTGCAGGTGGTGGTAAATCATATGCCATGCTTGCTGACCCACTCCGATACATGGGTCATCCATCATTTAGTGGATTACTATTAAGACATACAACAGAAGAACTACGAGAGTTAGTATGGAAGTCGCAAGAAATATACCCTAAGATTTGGAAGGGTATAAAATGGTCAGAGAGAAAGATGCAATGGGTAGCACCATCAGGTGCTAGATTGTGGATGTCATACCTTGACAGAGACGATGACGTATTAAGATATCAAGGATTGGCATTTAGTTGGATAGGTTTTGACGAGTTAACCCAATGGGCAACTCCTTTTGCGTGGAACTACATGCGTTCACGTTTAAGAACAGCATCATCAGACTTGCCAATCTATATGAGAGCAACCACTAACCCGGGAGGTCCGGGACATGGTTGGGTTAAAAAAATGTTTATTGACCCTGCTCCTTATGGAAAGACATTCGATGCGACAGATATTGAGACAGGGGAAATACTTAAGTATCCAGCAGGACATAGCAAGGCTGGACAAGGATTATTTAAAAGGAAGTTTATCCCTGCAAGACTATCTGATAATCCGTATCTCTCTAGAGAAGGTGATTACGAAGCAATGTTGCTTTCCCTTCCAGAGCAACAACGTAGGCAATTACTTGAGGGCGATTGGGATATTAAGGAAGGTGCCGCTTTTACGGAGTTTAATCGTGATATTCACGTTATTGACCCTTTTCACATCCCTAGTAATTGGGTCAAATTTAGGGCTTGTGATTATGGTTATGGTTCTTATAGTGGTGTGTTATGGTTTGCTGTCTCGCCATCTGAACAACTTATTGTCTACAGAGAACTCTATGTTAGCAAAGTCCTTGCCACAGATTTGGCAGATATGATAAATGAATTAGAAGCGGAAGATGGCAATATAAAGTATGGAGTATTAGATAGTTCATTATGGCATAAACGTGGAGACACAGGACCTTCACTAGCAGAACAAATGATACAAAGAGGGTGTCGTTGGAGACCTTCGGATAGAAGTAAAGGTAGTCGTGTATCGGGTAAGAATGAGATACATAGACGTTTGCAAGTAGATGAATATACAGAAGAACCTAGAATAGTATTCTTTAATAGTTGTACTAATGTAGTTTCACAATTACCATCTATACCTTTGGATAAAAAAAATCCAGAAGATGTAGACACAAGAGCAGAAGACCACTTGTATGATGCTTTAAGATATGGTATAATGTCACGACCTCGATTTAGTATATTTGATTACGACCCACATGGCAGACCCTCTAATAGTATGCCTGTAGCAGATTCAACGTTTGGATATTAATATGGCTGAAGAAGAAATAAATATAGAAGATGATGCGATAGCATTGGAAGATTCAGAAGATTCTAATGTAACTGATACCGAAGTAAAAGGTATTGCTAGTCATGTTATGAGTCAGTTTAGAAAATCTGAAGACCATAGGTATGATGATGAATCTAGATGGGTTCGTGCTTACAGAAACTATAGGGGTATATATGGACCTGACGTTCAATTTACTGAAGCTGAAAAATCTAGAGTATTTATTAAAATAACTAAAACAAAAACATTAGCTGCCTATGGGCAAATAGTTGATGTGTTATTTGCGGGAAATAAATTTCCTATTAGTATAGAGCCAACCGAATTACCAGAAGGAGTAGCAAAAGATGTTTCTTTCGACCCTAAAGAACCTGAGCAATTACGTAATCAAGAAAATGGAACTGATATGGAATCCCCTTACGGTTACAATGGTGATGGTAGAGAATTACCTGCTGGAGCAACTGCACAAAGTTTACAAGAAAAGCTTGGACCTTTGGAAGAAAAGCTTGGGGATATTGAAAACCTTAAAGAAGGCAGTGGCAAAACGCCTACAGCGATAACATATAGTCCTGCTATGATTGCAGCTAAATCCATGGAAAAACAAATTATGGACCAGTTGCAAGAAGCACATGCTAATAAACATTTAAGAAGCACAGCATTTGAAATGTCTTTATTTGGCACAGGAGTTATGAAAGGTCCTTTTGCTGTTGATAAAGAATATGCAAATTGGGATGAAGAAGGAGAGTATTCACCTGTATTTAAAACAATACCACAGGTTAGTCATGTATCAGTTTGGAACTTTTATCCTGACCCCGATAGTACAAATATAGAAGAAGCTCAGTATGTTATTGAAAGACATAAAATGTCTAGGTCTGACCTACGGGCTTTAAAAAGAAGACCATACTTCAGAGACAATGTTATTGACGAGGTAATAGCTGAAGGCGAAAACTATACTAAAAAATATTGGGAAGATGATTTACAAGACTATAATCAAGAAAATGATATAGACCGTTTTGAAGTTTTTGAATATTGGGGTATGATAGATACTGAGCTACTTAAAGAGCAGGGTGTTGATATACCAAAAGAATTAAAAGACATAGAAGAATTACAAGTTAATGTATGGGTTTCAGGTGATAAATTATTAAGAGTTGTTTTAAATCCATTTAAACCTGCTAAGATACCTTACATGGCTGCACCATATGAGTTAAACCCTTACTCTTTTTTTGGTGTTGGTTTAGCTGAAAACATGGATGATACACAAACTCTTATGAATGGTTTTATGAGAATGGCAGTTGATAATGCTGTATTATCAGGAAACTTATTGATAGAAGTAGATGAAACTAATTTAGTTCCGGGTCAAGATTTATCTGTTTATCCGGGTAAAGTTTTTAGAAGGCAAGGCGGTGCACCGGGTCAAGCTATATTTGGTACTAAATTTCCTAATGTATCTAATGAGAACTTACAACTATTTGATAAAGCAAGACAACTAGCAGATGAAAGTACAGGGTTGCCTTCTTTTGCTCACGGACAAACAGGTGTCTCTGGTGTAGGTAGAACTGCATCAGGCATCTCTATGTTAATGAACGCAGCAAGTGGTAGTATTAAAACTGTTATTAAGAATGTAGATGATTATTTACTTAAACCTTTAGGTGAAGGATTATTTAGATTTAATATGCAATTTAATTTTAACCCAGAAATAAGAGGTGATTTAGAAGTTAATGCTAGAGGAACTGAAAGCCTGATGGCTAATGAAGTTCGTAGCCAAAGACTAATGCAATTTTTACAAACTGCATCTAGTCCTGCCCTTGCTCCGTTTGCTAAGTTTAATTATATTATTAGAGAAATAGCAAAGGCTATGGAACTTGACCCATCTAAAGTTACTAATAATATGGATGAGGCTGTTTTACAGGCTGAGTTGTTAAAACAATTTCAAGGACCTGCACAACAACCTCAAGGGCAACCTGCACCGGGTGCAAATCCAAATGACCCAACAGGAGCAGGTGGTGGAACAATAGGCACAGGTCAAGTACCTCAACCAAACGAACAAGGATTTAGTGGAAATGGACAAGCAAATACTGGGCAACCTCAAACCCCTAGTCAACCACCAGCAACAACTCAATAAATATATAGATGCTTTAATAGAACAGCATTTTAAAGCAATAGAGCAAACAGAAGATATGGTAGTTGTATATAGAACACAAGGTGCAATAGCTGCATTAAGACGATTAAAGTATTTAAGAGATGAGGTAAATAAACAAAATGGCTAAAAAATCTGTAAATACCCAAATGGAACTATTTGAAGATGGTGGACTTAAAGACCAAGGAAATACTAAAGACCCTGTGTCAGGCAACGATGTGCCCGTAGGTTCAACTAAAGAAGAAGTAAGAGATGATATACCTGCTCAGTTAAGTGAAGGTGAATTTGTTTTACCTGCTGATGTAGTTCGTTATCATGGACTTGAAAAGATTATGGGTATTAGAGACCAAGCTAAAGAAGGCTTACAGAAGATGGAAGCCATGGGTCAAATGGGTAATTCCGACCAAGCAACTATACCTGATGATGTTCCATTCACGGGTATGGCTGAAGGTGGAACAGTTCCGGGTTTAAATATACAAAAAGCACAGCCACAAAAAACTAGACCTTCTATGTTTCAACCACCTAAAGTTGTACAGCCACCTGCGGTTACTCCCCCTGTAGTAGGAGTACCAACAAGACCTGTATATGCTTCTTCAAAACAAACACCACAACAACCTTATACATTTCAACAGGCTATAGGAACTCCTTTTGGACAACAACAACAATCAGAAACTCGTGTATTTGTTAATGACGCAGGAGAAAAATTATATATTCCTTTTGTAAACGGACAACCTGTGTATCCTATTCCTGCTGGGTACAAACAAGAAGCTGTAGCTGAAAAAGAAAAAGAGCAAGAGCAGACAGTTACTGATGTTAGAAGTAGAACCACTACAGATAGTGGTAGTGACGATGTAGGTATTGAATCAACTCCTGTAGCTGATATAGCAAGAGAAGCTCAACAAAAAGAAAAGGGAATATCCAAAGGTTTAATACAAGGAATTGGTGCTTTAGTTAATCCAATAGCCACAATAGGTGGTGCTATTATAAGTAATTTGATGGGTAAAGATAAACCTGAAACACTAACTCCTGCAGAAACTCTAGATGAGGAACGAGCATTTGAAGGTATAACTCCTGAAGAAATAGCAGAAGATAATTCACAGAAAGCATTTGGAACAAATATTAGAAACTCTAGTGTTATGTTTGGTGCTACCCCAACATTTAAATTTGGAACAGGTGCAGGAGATGTAGACAAAAAAAGTAATGGTGTATATCACGCAAGTGGTCTAGCAATAAACGCTGATGGTTCTGCTGCAATAACAAAAGATGGAACTGTTTCATATAAATCTTTTGATGATTTTATTAACCATCTAGCGGCTTCTCACGATACGGGATGGCATGGTTCTACTATATCTAAAGATGAATATTATGGAACAGGAGCATTTCAAGGTAAAGGATTAAGCAAAAGTGCCCAAGAAAAATATAGTGCGTGGGCAGATAAATTAGGCTATAATACTAATGGCGGTACAAAGAAAGCATCTGTAGAAAAAGATGATAGATTTCAAACTGGTTATGAAGATTTTGGAACAGGCACAAAAACAACAACATTAACTCCTGCAGAAGCTTTAGATGAAGAAGAAGCATTTGCACCTAAACAAAAATTTGATACGGGTAAATATTTAAACCAATTAAGTAGAGCTAACAAACCATCGGCAGTAAAAAAAGAAGATTCAAGAGTTTCTACCCCAAAAGGCAAAGTATCTCAAGTAGACCCGTTTTTAGAGTTATCACCTGCAGTTCAAAGAGAACTTAAAGTAGGTTTAGCAAGAGACCCTAGTTTACTTAAAGACCCTTTTGAAAATATATCACCTAATAAATTAGCATCTTTAAAAAAGGCAGCAAAGAAAACACAAGATATATATGATGCTATGTATGCAGGTAGAAAAGGTGCAGCTATTTCAAACATAGCTTCGCAAGAATACTTAGATAGAAATGAAGAAGCATCCCAACGTGGTGGTGACTATGGTGTAGGTAGTAGTCTCTATAGTGATTTTGGAACTGTAACACCTAGCTATGATGATAATAATTCTAGTGATGATGACGGCGGTCAAAGCAGCGGAGGTGGTTCTGCGTCATCTGATATGGGATTTTCTACCGCATCAGGTGGTTTTATACAAAGAAAGAATTTACCTAAAGCAAATAAAAAGAAGCAAGGTGGGTTGGCTTCAAGACGATAACCCACATATAGGCTACTTATCCCCCAACATAATGGCTACGATAACCCCAAGGAGAAACTAAATGGCAGACGCTATGATTAAAGAAGCAACACCTAAAAAGGTTGCATTTGTAAGTAAACCTTACACACAGGAAGAAAGAATAAAAAAAGAAGAACAAGAATTAGAACAACTAATAAAAGAGCAAAAAGGTGAAGCTGCAGAATCGGAAGATAAAAGTGAAGAAGAACCGACTTCTGCTGAAGAGAAAACTTTTAAAAAACGTTATGGAGACTTACGAAGACATACCCAAGAAAAAGAAAAAGAGTTTCAAAAACAGTTAAATGATTTAAAAGAGCAGTTAGATAAAGCAACTAAAAAGGAAATGAAACTTCCTAAGTCTGATGAAGATATAAGTGAATGGGCAAAAGAGTATCCCGATGTAGCAGCTATAGTAGAAACTATTGCAACAAAAAAAGCAAGAGAGCAATCAGAGGATATAGCTAAACGAATAAAAGAAATAGATGAAAGAGATGCTAACTCTGTAAAAGAGAAAGCTGAATTAGAATTACTACGAATACATCCAGATTTCGTAGACATTAGAGAAAGTGATGACTTCCATGATTGGGCAGAAGACCAACCACAATGGGTACAAAATGCTTTGTACGAGAACAATAATGATGCAAAATCTGCAGCAAGAGCAATCGACCTCTATAAGGCAGATAAAGGAATTGGTAAGACAAAAGAGAAGTCAGATGATACAAGTGCTGCTAAAGCAGTCACAACGAAAGGCAAAACGACTCCTTCAGAAACTAGCAAAAGCGTAGGGTTTAAAGAGTCTCAAGTAGAAAGAATGAGTCCTCAAGAGTATGAAGCAAAGTCAGAACAAATAATGGAAGCTATTAGGTCAGGCAATTTTATATATGATATATCAGGAAATGCAAGATAATAGTTGACAAGTAATTTATTATAGGTATAACTATAATAACTAAAAGTGTGACATAACCTTATATGTGTTTTTTTATAGAGTATTTGGACTCGTTGGCTATATAAAAAAACTAGCGACTTATAACTTACTTATGTCACACTTTAAAACCCCACTTTAAAGACTACCCACTTATGTGAGCCTACACAGGATTAGCTATCCCACGTACAACCTCAACGCATGAATGGTCCTTATAAAGTAAAATG